CAGGCCCTCGCCCGCTGGGGCCGCCCCGCACCCGCGCCGATCCCGGTGGCCGAGCGGCTGCCAAGGGAAGAGGAGGACGGCCACTGGTGCTGGGCTGGTATGGAAGTTGATGACGTATGGGAGTGGACGCAGCTCAGCACATTCCGTTTTGGCAGCCTCCACCAGTCCTATACCCACTGGCTCCCCCACTGGGCCATGCGCCTGCCCGCTGGCACGGAGGAGGGCCAGTCATGAGCATCGACCCGCACCGCACCGCCCTGGTATTCAGCGTGGGATTCCTCTACGGGGCAGGCATCACAGCATTCCTGCGAGTGATGCAGGTCCTGCTGCTCAGCTGGCGCCGGGGCAGCAACCCACCGCCGCCCGAAAAGATCAGGCGGGCAATCAGGGGGGAGCCCTGATGGCACTGCACATCATTCACGAGGACGAGCACCCGGTCACCCTCGGCCCGGTCTGGCGCGTCGTGCAGGACCCCCTCGACACCAACGACCTCGGACTGGTGCTGTTCACCATGCGCAGCGCGCTGGGGCTGGAGCTCAGGCTGATTGCTTACTGGGACGGCAGGGGCTGGGATCCTGGTCTGTCGTGGGTGCCGGCACCGCCACAGGTGCCACTCAAGTTGCTGAAAATCGTTGAAGACCACCTGAAACAGGAGCCGCAATCATGAGCCAGTTTGACGACATCGCTGTAGGCGACCTTGTTGTTTTCAGACGCTCCCACCTGGGCAGATTTCGTCGCATCTTGAAGGCCGTAACAAACGTCACTCCTACTCAATTCACCGTGGAGTGTGGGACCCGCATCATGCGGACAAGCGGTCGCGTTGTTGGAGCCAGCGGCTGGTCCTATACGTCGGTATTCAAGGCCACGCCAGATGACATTGCATCAATCAAAGCAGAAAGAAGACTTGAACTGCGGCGTGACGCTTTTTCCTTGCTGCTCAACCGGGTAGGCAACACCATGGGCGAGCAAGTAGATCATGTGATCGAAGAACTGCGCTCTGGGCGCACCCCAGGCACAGACATGCCAGCTCGCATCGCTGCCGCTCATCGGCACCTTGAAGCCGCACTTGACGCGCTGACAGCTGATCCCGCCAATCAGGAGCCGCAATCATGACCACGCCCGACTGGCGCCGGTTCTCACGGCTGCCGTTCACCGCTGAGATCCATGCCGCCATCAAGGCCCTCGCCATTGAGGTGCCGCCCGAGGGTCGCCCCACGCTCTTCCACGGGTCCAGCGTCCTGCTGGCCATCAGCCGCCAGGACGGGCCCGATGGGGCATGGTTCAATGTCTGGACAGCTTGCAAAGGCAATCGCTGGTTGTTCACTTCTCGCGAAGTGTTCACAGAATCACGGCTGATTAAGGGCACGCCACAAGGTGACGCACTTCGCCAGTGGCTCAGCTGGTGGGATTGCGACACGGCAGACGAACAGCAGGTCGCCAATCAATCACCTTGACACCTACCCAAGCCAATGTCAGACCACACTCAACCCATGCACAGCATGACGATCATATGCCGTAACCTGCGCGATCGGCTGTTGCGCTACTGGGAGGCACGCTTCGCCGTGGTACAGCCGGAGGTAGATTCGTCCAGGATCAGCGATGGTTTTCATACATTCGCTGAGCTGTATGAGCACCGCCACGCTCTATGCCTTGCCTTGATGCACGCAATTCCTCAGCATTGCTGGTTCAGCTGGCGGCATGCAGATGGCGAGCCTTGCTTTGGCGGTGATAAGTGGTTCATCGTTGGCTTTGACCTGCCTGGCGGCAGCACCGTGACCTATCACCTGCCTGCAGATCTTTACTTAGTTGCACAGGCCACAGGCGCCGCTGAGATGACGCAGGGTCTGCCGTGGGATGGGCATACATCGGTCGACGTACCGCCGCGACTTCGCGACTGGGCAGCCATGGACACTCCTGACGAAAAGATGGCATCGCCAATAGTCGCTCTTTCCAGCCTGCCTCAGCGATGGGCCGAGGGGCCTGATGGCGCGATGAAACCAGTCATCAGCAAAATACATGTGTTACCGCTTGAGTATGGCGGCAGTCTGCTGCATTGCGCACAAACTACATGCTGGTGCTCGCCATCAATTGATCCTGACGATGATTGCCTCGTGATTCACAACGCAGTTACCAGTGCCGGCGACGGATGGGTTCTGGTTGGGGAGCTGGAGACTTGATGATCAGCTCTCTACCCGACCACACCCCACCCCAGAACCTGGAAGCCGAGGAAGCTGTCCTCGGTGGCGTCCTGCTCGATCCCGATGCCATCAGCCGCATCGCCGACATCCTCCAGCCCGAGGCCTTCTACCTGGCTGCCCACCGCCAGATCTTCAGCACCGTCCTGATGCTCCATGGCCAGGGGAAGCCCTGTGACCTGACAGCGATCTCCACCTGGCTGGCGGATACCGGGCAGCTTGACCGGATCGGCGGTGCCAGGCGCCTCTCTGACCTGGTCAGCAGCTGCATCTCCACCGCATCGATCGAGCAGGTGGCCCGGCTGGTCACCGACAAGCACCTCCGCCGTCAGCTGATCCGTTCCGCCTCTGAACTGGCCGCCATGGGTTACGACCCATCGCGGCCAATGGAACAGATCCTCGACGAAGCGGAACAGCAGATCTTCGCCATCAGCCAGCAGAGGCCCACCCAAGGGCTTACGCCAGCCGGCGACATCCTCGCCCGCACCTTCGAGGAGATCGAGACCCGTTCCCTCGGCACAGCCGTGGCTGGCATCCCGATCAGTTTCGACGACCTGGATGCCATGACTCAGGGGCTGCAGCGCAGCGACCTGATCATCGTGGCGGCACGGCCCGCCATGGGTAAGACCGCCGTCGCACTCAACATCGCCCGCAACGTGGCCCAGCTCCATGACATGCCGGTCTGTGTCTTCAGCCTGGAGATGAGCAAGGAGCAGCTCACCTACCGCCTGCTGGCCATGGAAGTAGGCATCGAGAGCGGGCGCCTGCGCACCGGTCGCCTGCATCAGGACGAATGGCCGCTGCTGGGGCAGGGGATCAGCAACCTCGGCCGCCTGCCGATCTTCATCGACGACAAGCCCAACGTCGGCGTGCTGGAGATGCGCTCCCTCTGCCGCCGCCTGATGGCCGAAAGCGGCAGGGATCTTGGCCTGATCGTGATCGACTACCTGCAGCTGATGGAGGGTTCAGGCTCCGACAACCGGGTTCAGGAGCTGTCGCGCATCACCCGGGGCCTCAAGCAGATGGCCCGGGAGCTGAACGTGCCGGTGATGGCCCTGTCGCAGCTCAGCCGTGGCGTCGAAACCCGCACCAACAAGCGGCCGACGCTCAGCGACCTGCGCGAATCCGGCTCGATCGAGCAGGACGCCGACATTGTGATGATGATCTACCGCGATGAGTATTACAACCCGGAGACGCCAGACCGCGGCATCACCGAAGTAATCATCACGAAGCACCGCAACGGGCCTGTGGGCACCTGCAAACTCCTGTTTGAGCCCCAGTACACACGCTTCCGCAACCTGGCGGCATAGCGGTAAATCACCGCCGAATCATTTCTTTCCACACCACCTCACACCATGACCACATCCCTGCTGCCCATTGTCCAGGCCATCGCCAACAGCATCAGCGACAGGTTGTCGACTCGCGAGGCTGAGCTATTTGACGGACTAGTCGCTCATGAATTGTCTGCTGACGCCGACATGTTGGGGCTGCCGTGGAAGTTCCTGGCAGAGGAACTGCGCAACCTGCCGTCACAGCAGGCGGAGGCGGAGGTCCAGGCGGTGATCAACCAGGTGATCTGCGGCCTCGGCCTGCTGGCGGCTGGCCAGGAATGGCCTGATGTCGCCGGCGAGAACATCAGGTGCATCGCTAAGATCGTCATGGCCGCCGCCGTGGCCGTCAGGATCGCGCACGGCCCCTACGTCAAGGCCGCCGAAGCAGCCTCCTGGGCAGCTGAATGCTTTAAGGCTGCCATTGCGGCCTGCGCTGCTGACGACAACGAGGGCGTTGCCATTGCCGTCGCCAGGGCAGCCGAACTGGCCGCCAAGGCCCACACCGATCTCACCGCCGCAACCCGGCGCCAGGGGTATCTGCTGCTGCAGCTGCTGGCGGAGGTCTGACCCACACCCACACCGCCGCACCGCACCATGACCACCACCATCCTCCCGATGGTCGAGGCAATCGCCCGATCGATACGCGGCAGGCTACCGGCTGAAGAAGCCCCCGCCTTTGACGCAGCAGTCGCCGCTGCAGCGGTTACCGGCCGCGACCTGTCCCGCGTGCCATGGCGGTTCCTGGCTCAAGAACTGCGCAGTCTGCCGCCTGGGCCGCCGGAGATCCAAACAGTGGTTGATCCGGTGATCACCGGCCTCGATCTACTGGCTGCCGGGCAGGAGTGGCCTGAGGCCGCCGCCAGGGCCGACGCCACCAAAGCCGTCACCGCCGTCTGGGCCGCCGCCAGGGCCTCCGCCGCAGCCGCCGCCGCCAAAGCCATCGCCAAGGTCGCCGCCGCCGACAGGGTCGACGCAGCCGACAGGGTCGCCGCCAGGGCCCGGGCCGCCGACGCCGTCACCTGGGCCGACGCCGCAGCCGCCACCGATTGGGCAGCCTCCGCCACCGCTAGGGCAGCCTCCGCCGCCACTAGGGCAGCCGCCCCCGACGACGACGCGGCATGGGCAGTCGGCGGCGGCGTCGTCGACTGGGCCGCCGCCATGCGCCAGCGCGACCTCCTGCTGCAGCTGCTGGCAGAGGCCTGAACTGGCCATCGCAGCAGGAAACATCCGTCCGTTCACACCCACTCCCACACCGTCATGCTTCCATCCAAGCCCTTTGCAAAGGGGTTCGATCCCCTCGCGTTGATCGCTGCTGAACAGTCCGGCAGTCAGGTCGATTTCGACACAATCACCCGCACCGGTGCCGCCAAGCTGGTCAACCCTCAGGCCAGCTACGACACCGAGTTCTTCCCCTGCCCACCACCGCCACTCGACAACAGCAGGGCCACCGCCGCTGAGCTGCTGGAAGTTGGTGCAGCGGTCCTCTTCCGCGACATCCCCTTCGCGCAGATCGCGCCCGGCGCTCCGCACATGTCGGAAGTGCGGAATGTCCTAAAGGGCTTTGGTCCTGACTTCACTGGCCCCACCCGTGGCGACTGCCTGTTCCGCCGCAGCCTCAGCGACCTGCCAGGACCATACGTCTCCCAGCTGCTGATCCACCATGTTCCAGCTGGAAACTTCCCGCAACCGCAACAGACTCGGCTGCGCCTTGGCAGCTATGGCGCCACCGCCGACACCCATGCCGCCATCGTGGCCGGCAACGTCCCCGCGCCGCAGGAACTGAGCATCGCGCCCTCCTACATCTACAGCCCGCGGGCACTGGCCTCCTACGTGCATCAGGATCCCCCCTTCCTGCTGCCTCTCCAGGCCGCAATGATCCTCGGCGCCAAGGTGCCGCGATCGACGCGCTTCCCGGTCCGCAACAACGAGGCCGCCTTTGTTTCCTACGGCGGTGTCGCTGATCTCCACTGCGCCCTCGCCGAGGTAACCCGCCTCTCGCTGGCGGCGGCATGGGATGTAAAGTGGCGGCGATTTATGCGGCGGCGCCCGGAAGAGCTCTGGCCTGACACCGGTTCACTGCACCCGGACTTCCTGTCCATCGGTCAGCCGATCGTCGATGCCATCGGCCTCTACCTCCCCCTGGTCTACGCCGAGGGCTGTCCGGTGCACCCGGACTACCCATCGGGCCATGCCGTGATCGGTGGCGCTACCGCCACGATCCTGAAGGCCTGGTTCGCTGATGGCGACTGGAGCGCTCTGACTGACACATCGGTCGTTCACAGCCCCGATGGGCTTTCACTGGAACGGTGGCAGCAGCCCGCCAACACTCCGCCCCAAGGGCCCGTCACGGTGCATGGGGAGATCAATAAAATGGCCAGCAACATAGGATGGGGCCGCAACTTCGCCGGCATCCACCTTCGCTCCAGCGCTGATGACGGCATGGCACTGGGTGAAACGGTGGCCATCCGGTTCCTGCAGCAGGCCCGTGCATCAAGTCACGAGCGACTGGGCAACGTCACCTTCCGAATGTTCGACGGCACCCTGATCACGATCTGACACGATCTGATCAGCGTTCCAGGTTGGTGCGGATCAGCAGCCGTTGAATCTGCTGATCCTGCCGGGCATTCACCGCATCGAGATCTCGATCCCTTGCCTCCCGAGCCTCGTTCTGGCTGCAGAGCTGCTCCATGACCTGCAGCATCTTGGTCTGCTGCAACTTCATGTCCCACAACTGACCCGCAACCCAGCACAATGCGGCCACACCAATGGCCGGCGCCGCACGACCAGTTGCCTCCACCCACCCCGGCACCATCTGGCGCTGAGGCTCCTGTGGTGTCGGGGGTGGGGCGCTTTGGGCCATGGCATCCGTGCGAACGGTTCAGGTTTCCAATCCCTTAAGCCGGTTTCGGGCAGCTGCCGAGGCCCCAGTCGACGAACAGATCACGCGGGTCTGTCTGTCGCAGCCAGGCGATGAAGGCCTGCAGATCGGCGATGGACTGAAAGCCGACGCAGCCGGCAGTGCCAGGGGCGACGCCATGGTTCGCGTCAAAGTGCATCTCGATTGCGCTGCGGTCGGTGCTGCCAGGCCCCAGGTACCGCAGCGGCACACTGGCGGGCCCCAGGCCCGGCCCCCAGCTGGCGCTGTAGTTGTCCCGCCCACCAGCCCACGCGATGTCGCTAACGCCCCAGCGACCTTCCGGAAGCGGCTCCAGGCTGCCGCTGCGGCTGTCGACACCCTTGCGGAATACCTGGTGACCCGGAGCACCGCTGACCACCTGCAGGGATGCCACAGCCTGGCCGTTGACAACATGCGACAGCTTCAGCACCTCCAGCCCGTTGCCATTGCGCCGTCCGGCTTTCACCAGCGTCAGCCATGACCGCTGATCAGGCTGCGGACGCTGCTCTGCAGCACCGCTCAGAAACAGCGCCACCTCTGCAGCACGGCGCCGCGTCAAGCCCTCCAGCACGCCGCCGCCACCCTTGTTCCACCGCGGCAGCTCAGAACGAACCACCGCCGCGGGATCTTCTCCAGCCAGCAGCCGCTTCCGCAGCGTCGATTCCTCCAGGGCACCGGCACCGCAGTTAAAAACGAAAGAGATCAGGGCCGCCTGCTGATGCGGCTTCCACTTGCTGGCCATCGGCAGCAGGCGAAACATGCCATCTGCAGCCACCTTCAAGTCGCTCGCCAGCCAGGCCTCGGCCTTGTCCTGGCTGATCCGCAGGCCCTTCATCACCTCAGGTCCGGTGTGCCCCCACCCGATCGTCCAGGGATCACCGCCGGTGCCAGGATCCGGGTAGGCGTTGAGCTCCAGCCCCTCGAACTCTTTCACGATGTTGGCTGCCAGCGGCAACCACGCAGGGCCCTGCTGTTGTGGCAGTGCCGGTGCCGTGGCGTCCTCCTTCTGCTTGCCAGCCTGGCTCCATGCGGCGAACCACGGCCGGTCGCGACGCATCGCTGCGTCGTAGCCGTGCTGGCGGATGTCGTCCTCCAGTTCAGAGATGGCAGCGAGCTGGTGGGGCAGCCCGCGGTTAAACCGGAACAGCTGCTCAAGGGTTATCGGAGCCGGGTTGCTCACAGGTGGTGATCAGTCGGGGACTTCGTGAGGATTCCGCCGATCCAGCCGGCGGCGGCACTCACGGCGGAGGCCACCGCAGCGGATTGCGTGTCGCAGCGGTTGGGCGTCATAGCCCGGCAGTACATCAGGTCAAAGGTGCCGATGATGATGCCGCTGCCGAGCAGACCCACCAGACAGCGGATCAGGAACAAGCGCTCTTTCACCGAGAAGCCTCCAGAAGGCGGACGCGAATTTCAAGACTGCGGGTGATGCGTTCAGTTTCAACAACCCGCGCTTTGAACTCATTCTGATTGTCGATCACTTTATCAAGTCGTGAAGGGACGATGTAAATCAGATAGGCGACACCGCCAGCGATAGAGCCCGCCACCATGAGAAACAGGCCGGCCAGGACTTGTGCCTTGACCTGTGGCCAGAATGAAGTCGTCGGGTTTGGGGTGGCCATGATCAGGTGGGCGGCTGCAACGCCTCGATGAAGGGCTCAGGGAGGTGGCAGGCCGTTGCCTTGGCCACGATCTCCGCCAGATGCTCCGGGGAGAGGCCGCTGGCCGCCAGGAAGACGGCCCAGCTCATGGCAAAGACGGGATAGTCCTGATTCGCCCTTGCTTCATTCATTGCGGTAGGAAGCCCTGTCGTGACAGGCTCGCCCTGGGGGTCGCTGCTGGCCCTTGCTGTCGCCATCGCCTCGGCCATCGCGGGAAACCCGTAGAGCCAACCAGTGAAATCTGTCCAATCAGGGACAGGAGCCGCCGGCTCCGGCGGTGCGGGGGTGTAGGGCGCCCATTCTTGGGCCTTCGGGTTGCCAGCGGCAATCCAAGCGGCCATCAAGCCATCGTCTATTTCGCGCACTTCACCGGTGCTGATGTTCTGAAAGAGGCTCATTGAATAATGCGCGGATGGGTTGAAACGGTGGCGCCGCCGACGTTGGTGATCGTGCGACCTAGCCGCAGATCGGCCAGATTGCGGATCAGCGGGGCATATAGCGACAGTGACTGTGGGCGGACCTGATCAGGTGAAAAGCCAGCGGCGAGGGATGTAATCTCGGCGTCGGTTAACGCGGCATTCCAGATTGCCGGTTCTGCAATGGAACCGTTAAACATAGCACTGCCAGGCGAGCCATTATACAGCGTGCCTCCAATATAAAATACAGAGCTAGCATAAGTAATGCTGTTTAACGATTGCGCGCTGGATTTCGCGCTTCCGACATATAGCCAAAACGATGAGCCGTTGATTACCACTGCGCACGACTGATAAGCATTGGCCGAGATTGCCCCAAAAGTTGATGACGGAAAATACGATACTTCATCTGCGGTATCAAACCGCAATTGCGAACCAGCCACCACGAGTATCCATCCCGTACTCGCTCCGGCGGGGCTTCCGTAATATGCGCATATTGCCTTGTTTCCAGAAATGTTACTCGGATTGACCCAAGCGAATATAGTATATTGACTTCCAAGTTGAAAGATTGAACCACTGCCAGAGCTTAAATACTGGTTGCTCCCGTTAAACTGAATCGCCATTACGCCACCCCCCGCACTTCCACCGCCGTCAGTTGGGCGTCGCCGGTCATAGTGTCGTTAGTGGCATCCGTGGCGACCCGTTGGATTCGCAGCCGGAAGCGGTCGCCGGCCGCCAGGGAATCGATCGCTGTGCAGGTGATCTCCGCCACCACCTCGATCCCGCTGGTAGAGCTGGCAGCACTGGTAACCTCCGTGGTCGTATCGAATGAGTCAGCATCCAGGTCCGTGCCCGTCCTCTCGAAAGCTGCTCCCCATCGAACGTTTCCGCTTGTGGCCGTATCACCCATCCACCAAAGTCGCACCATCAGGCCCGACGTTAAATTTGCGCCCTCTGATATAACGCCCAGGAAGACCGCCGACTCCTGAGTTGCTGCATCAAACTCCAGCACCGCGACACTATTGCGGGTGTCGAGCGTTGCGAAGCTGGCAGCCGGCGGCTGGTTGTCGCGTGGCGTGAATCGCTGCAGGGTTTTGGTGCCGCCGGCCGTCGCTGTTGCGGCAAGAGTTGCTCCGGTTAGCGTCAGGCCCGACCCTACGGTGATCTCCTCAGTCGCACCAGTGCCGGCCGTTGTGCGGCCCAACAGCCGGGCCGTTGCCATGGTTAGGCCGCTGCTGCCAATGGGGCCAGTGGCGGCGGCGCCCATAACTGTTCGCTGCGCCGCCGCATCCACCGCCGTCGCCAGCGCTCGCCCCGCCGCCGTCGTCGCCCCCTGCCACCATGCCGCCGCCGCCTGGAATACGCGCTGCGGAGTGAATGCCAACCGGGCGGTACCGGTGCCTGCCTCCGCTTCCGCCTGGGTCACCGTTGCCGCTGACCACTCTCGGGCATCGCTCAGCCGGCCGTCATCACCAGCCGCCACCGTGCCGGCCGTGGTGCCCACGTTCAGCGCTGCAGCGCCGCCCAGGGTCGGCAGGCCCGACAGCTCCCCGTAGCCCAGCTGGCGGAACGTCGGCGCCGCTGCTGCCCCGCTCGCCGGCCCTGCGAACACCAGCCCGGCGGTCTGCGTTGCCAGCACCGCCGTCAGCGTCCCCGCTGACTCCACCGGTGAGTTGCTCACGGTGAAGATCGCCGGCAGGCTCAGGCCAACGCTCGTCACCGTGCCGGCCCCTCCGGCCGTCACCGTCAACACGCCGCCGACGATCGACAGATTGGGGCCAAGCGTCAGCGTCTGCAGCGCACCGGTGCCGCTGGCGCGGCCCACGATCCCCGGCCCGGTCATCGTCAACCGGCTCGATGCAATCGCCCCGCCCAGGGCGTAGCCGCCGTGCGGGTCGATCTCCAGCCGGTGGGCGCCCACCGCCGCTGCAGCCGCCCCGCTCACATCCGCACCCACCAGCGCCGCGGTCAGCGTCCGCGGTTTCCACAGACCATCCGCCGCCAGCATCAGCGCTTGATCGGTCACCGCACCGGTCAGCAGCACATCATGAAGCTCGCCCAGCTCCTGACCATTCACCACCCTCACGTAGACCGATCCGCTGGTGCCGCCGCCCTGCCGCACGCAGTAGCCCAGCACCACACCATGGGCCGGCTGTGTCGGGCGCGTCGTCGTCAGCTGGCCCGGGGTCTCGCTCAGCCAGACGATCTGCCCCTCAGCCAGCGCCGCGGTATTGACCCCCTCCAGAGGCCCCAGGCTCAGCACCCATCCATCCGCGTTGTCGGCGATGGCCTCCATGGCCAGGCCCAGGGTTTGGGACGCGGTGGCCTCGCTGCTGGCATCCGCCAGGCTGATCAGCAGCTTGCTGCCACTGGCCCCGCTGAGGTAGACAGCCGCCCCCTTGGCGATGGTGGCGCCGGTCTGGTTGCGGGCCAGCTTCCGCACCTGCGTGGCCGGATCGGCAGTCAGCACCCCGGCCTGAATCGACAGTCCCGACAGGGTGAGGGTCTCGATCGCACCGGTGCCGCTGCTGCGCCCAGCCACACCGGGCCCGGTCATCGTCAGCCCGCTAGCCCCGATCGCCCCCGCCGCGGCCTTCCCCGCCACCGCTGTAGCGGCCTGATTCCACGTCGTTGCCTCCGCCGTCGTCAGCAGCCGGTAGCCACTGGCAAACGCCACACCAATCGACGCCGTTCCACTCCCGCTGACATCGAATCCCGTCGGCATCACCAGCGACGGGTAGCCACCACCACCGCCACCACCAGTTACCGTCAGGGCGCCATTGACGATCGCCAGCCCTGGCGCGAGCGTCAGCGCCTCCAGCGCACCGGTACCACTGGCGCGGCCCGCCACCGCAGGCCCCGTGATCGTCATCGCCGGACCAGGCGGCCCAGGCAGCCCCGGTACCAGAACCTCAACGATCGCCATCAGGGCGCCTCCCTGCTCACACGGAACGCCGCCACCGCACTGCCCTTGATCGCGTAGAAGTCGTCGCCCACCGGCGGGAACAGATGCAGGTCGTGGACAGCTTTCCCGCTCTTCACTGGGATCAGCAGGGTTTGTGCTGCCGTCAGCCGGCCACGCACCTGGCCGTCAAGCCGGTTGGGAAAGTCCACAGCCACCTCGGCGAATTTCACCGTTCGCCGTGGGTTCCATATCTCCCAGTTCGCCGTATAGCCCGTGAAGTCATAGACATCATTCGGCAGCGTTTCAGGCCGCAGCCGCAGCCAGAGCTGAGCCGGTGCTGCCTGCTGCATCAACCACGGCACGTCCTGCGGTTCCATCGCCCAGCCCTTCTGCCTGAGCTTTCCGGCAGCAACAAAAAAGGGGCCTTGCGGGCCCCTTCAGGTTCTCGATCTTGAGCTGACGTCAGCCCATATCGGGCACGACGCAGATGGTCATGTCGCCGGTGGGGGCGCTGGCGCCATTGCTGCCATCACCCGCCACCGCACGCACCGCCACCGCACGCAGCGGAGTGCCAGCGGCGACGGTGCCCTTGGCGTAGACCGCGTCGTAGATGGCGCGGCCGCTCAGGGCCAGCTCACGGATCTGAAAGCCATTGGCGGTGATCACACCGATGCTGGCCCAGTCGTTGGCCCCGACATCGCCGATGGCCTTGCCGATGGGGATATGGGCGGCCTGCAGCAGGTAACCGCCGCCAGCAGATGCGGCCTGGCCATAGAGCACGGCCTTGAAGCACATGTTTGCCGACAGGTCGGTCGTCAGCTGACGAGCGGCGCCGGTCCGGGTCTCCGCCGACTGGTTGAGGCCTTTCTTCACCGCGCCGACCAGAACGGTCATGGCGTCAATGATGGAATCGCGGGTGTCAAACCCGTAAGAGCGAGGCATGGGGGTTCTCCTTCAGGAAAGTGGATAGGCGTTCAGGAACAGTGATGGTCAGGCCACGACGGCGGCGTCAGTGATGCCGGCAAGGCGGGCCACCGAGCGACCGGAATAAACCGCGAAGCCCAGATACCACTCCATCCGGGCGCGGAACACCGGAGCGTCTGCAACCTCGCCCAGGTCATTCACCTCAGGCGGTGCGCTCTGAAAACCACTGGTGAGCCGCGGGCCAAACGCGACGCAGTAGATCGAGCCGGTCGCACCGGTGACCACCGAAACACGACCGTTGCCGGTTGCGGTGGCACTGGTGATGTTGGCGTTGGTCAGCGCATAGCTGATCGTGGTGCTGTCCTTCGCCGTCACCTTGAAGGTGCCGTTGAAGACGTTGCTGGAGTTGGTGACGCCTTCCACCTTCACGGTGTCGCCAACCAGAATCCCGTGGCCGCTACCGATGGTCAGCGTGGCGACGTTGCTGGTGAGAGCGACATTGCTCACGGTGGAAACCACCTCAGAGCCCTCGGTGAACGGCTGAATCAGCTCATTCTGGCCGTTCACATCGGTGGTCAGGATGATCGCGTCCGAGAAGGCGGATACCGGTCGACCCTGTTCGTTCAGCTGCTGCGGGATGAAGCCGGTAACGGTGGTGTTACGGCTGGCCTGGATCAGGCGGTTCCGCATCCGGCGGCTCATGACCAGGTACTTCTGCAAGCCCTGGGAATCCACCTGGCTCACCAGTTCGTCCAGGTTCGCCAACGACAGGGGGGCGTTGCCATTGTCGAAATACTGGCTGGTGCCCTTCACGACACGCTTGCGCATGCCGGTCACCTCGCGGGGATCATCACCACCGCCATTCAGGAAGGCATCCTCAATGTTGATCCGTGCAGCGCGGACCTGGGCATTGATCTGAGTGGCGCGTGCTTCGATGCCCTGGGTGCGGACGATGAACTTGTCCACATCGAGGTCGCCACCGAACATTTTCAACGGCTCAAACTGAGGGTTGATGACGCCAAAGCTGCGTCCGAACCCTTCGTTGATTCCACGGAAGCCGACGCCGGGCAGTTCGCCTTCGGTCAGGTAAGAGACGCCAGGACCATTGACGTTCTCGAAGGGGATGACGGAGGACAGCTCACCGGCTGCGAGTTCGGAGATGACGCCACGGGAAAGGGGGTCGCGGCTGGTCTTCGCCGCTTCAAGGAGAGTGAGTCCCATTACTGAAGGAGGATGGTTGGAGGTTTGTCGGTGGTCGGCCTCGCGCCGTAGGGATCAGCTGGGCATCGCGCCAAACTGAAAAGGGCGAGCAGGGACTCGCTCCCCAACTCGCCCGAAGCTTTCCGGACTGCGTTCAGCTCTTCAGGCCCAGGCCGATCAGCTGCGTGGACGACATGCCGTCAAGGTCGACGCCTGTGATCGTCCGGCCGGCACTGCCGCCCTGTCCGCCGCTGCCGGTCCCGTACTTCGGCTCAAACAGGTGCGTAAGCACCGCGTCCTCAGCCAGAACTTCAGCCACGTACTTCGACGGGTCGACGCGCTTGCCCGACTCGCTGTCGATCAGCGGGGTCTTGCCGTCGCCGGCACGCCGATCGACCACATAGAGACCCTGCTCGTCACGGGCGAAGTGGCCACGGGCTTCCCGCCAGAACATCGTGAAGTTCGAGGTACCCGATTCGCTCACCACAGGCCGGCCCTTGGCGGCCAGGAACAGCCGCTCGCCGATGTACTCCATCTCCTGCTCCTGCAGCCTGGTCTCCACGTCACGGATTCGCTGGCTGGCCTGCTGCAGCTGAACGCTGTAGGTCTGCTCCGCCTCCTGCCGTGCACGATCGGCGGCGGATTGCAGTTCCGCATTGCGCAGCTCCAGCTCCTGGGCTTTTTGCGTGGCCTCTCTGAAGACCGTCGGGTCGATGCCCTCCACGACCTTGAGCTTCGCCAGGGCCTCCTTCAGCTGACGGTCCAGCTCCTTCCGGGCCTGCCGTTCGGTCTGCAGGGCGGCCTTGCCGGCATCGCCCAGGCCTTCCTCGCCACCGGCGCCACCACCGCCAGCCGTGTCGTCGCCTTCGTCAACGCTCAGCCAGCCGCGGTCCGCCGCAACTGGTACCAGCCCGAGCACCTTGCGCAGGCTGGCGTTTGTGGTGTGATTGGTCTTCATTCGTGGGATCGCCCCAACAGAACGCCGGAGCTTTCCGGACCGTCATGCGTTGCTCTGGATGATGGTCCTGGCGATCTGCTTGGCTTCCTGTTCGCGCAGCAGCAACCGCTGGCGGTTGGCGATCTGCAGCAGCTGGGCCTGCTGGATCAGGGTGGGCGGTGCGGTGCGGACCACCTGGCGGGTGGGATTGTCGGTCACAGGACGAGGTCTCTTGGTATTACAGGCATTAAGTTAGACCAATAGAGCTGCTTAGAAAAACTTTCCCCCGTTTCACCTTGGAAGTATTCCCGTGGGCTTGCAATCTTTACCAGCCTACTTCCGCTGTCAACAGTCCCCCAAGAGATGGACCCATAATTTCCGTTGTTGTTTTGCTTAATGTTTTGCATTGAGAAGTTTATCGGCGAGCTGACGCTTGGCCTAACCCCAATGGCGTCCATTGTTTCTGCAAAGTCAACCGGGCCATTTGTGTCACCTCCCTGAACAAGAAACTCGCTAACGGCCTTCTTGGCGGCTTTATCTTTTAGGGTGCGCGATGGCCACCTAATCAAATACCCTGTTCGCTGATCTGCCGAAAAGTCGGCCACTCCTACTTTTTCTCCATTCACGAGTATCTCAAAAACGTCGTCCCTCGCCTCGTTTATGTTGCATATTACAATAAAGGCATATTTTGTGTCCGCCTGCGCCCCATACCACGGCCGCTTGCCGCTCAGCTCGATCCCATCCGTCACCCTTTCTCCCTTCGCATTCTGTCCCCTTATCAGTCGTTCCCTCACGACCTGTCGTTCCGCCTCCTTCCTCACCCTCGTCTGCCGCTGACGTTCCACCATCGCCAGCCGCTGTTGCTGCTGCTGCTCCCTCGCCCGCTCGATCAGTTGCGGCGGTGTCCGAACGTCAATCCGTAAGCTCATCAGGCCGTCACAATCACGTCATCAGTGAACAACTGGACGCGGTACGATCGCGGCGCACCAGGCGGCAGCGCGATGTTGGGCGTTTCCGTGAACAACCCGAAGATGCTGGGCTCCCACGAACCCGGCGATAGCGCACCGATCACCAGGTAGACGGTGTCGTAGGTCAATCCCGTCCCAAGTGCCGATGCAGTGAAGCTGCAGAGCTGCTGCGGCGGCTGGAAACGATCAGCCGTTGCGCTGAAGCTACCTGCCGGCAGCGTCCATGTCACCCGGCTGTAGCCGTTCCCGGTCAGCTCCAGAGCATCCCACTGCGCAGTGGTCGAGGCCTTCGTCAGGCCACCCGTATTGTTTGCCAGGCACAACCGGGCCGTCCGCCCCTCATAGGCCAGCCCCCATATTCTGCCCAGCTCCCCAGGGCTGATCGGCATCGGTGCGGCCATCTACTGCCCTCGTCAACGCCCGAGGTTTCCCGTCACACTTGCGCGATCGACAACATCGGCGACGCAAACTGAATCCCCAGCGTGTTGGTCGTTGGCGGCACCAGCGTCACTGAGCTCCCATCGGCGGCCAGGTTCCACCGTGCGATCAGCGGCTTGTTCAGCGCCGTGTCGGAGAACAGCACCAGCCCGCGCACGGCTGTGGATGCCGTCAGTGTCCAGGTGGCAGGGTTGGCAAGCACCAACTGGTATGTGGTCCCGGTGGTGCTGCTGCTCGTCACCGTCACCGTCAGCGGCCCCGAGTAGCCATTCGCGATCGTCAGCTCTGCCACATCCGCCTTGTTCACCGCCGTCGCCGAGTGGCTGGCATTGGTCGCCATCAGCTTGAGGATGTCGGTGCCCAGGTTGATCACCTCCGCGATCGACTCCGCCGACGAGTTGTAGAACAGGCAGGTAGCCACTGGCAGCCATCAACTGCCGGAGCTTTCCGCTCAGATGAAGGCCGCCGTCGGTGGAGTGAAATTGGCGACTTGTGGGCCTTCACCCGTGAGGAACTCAAAGTCATCGATGGTGACTGACATCGAATGGAAGTATCCCACGGCGTACATATAAGCATCCTCCCAGGATAGCGATGGATTCATTGACAGGCTGTTGGCGCTGACGATGCCATCAATGCTGGCACGGATCACGCCGCTGATGCGGCCGATCTCGATGAATGCCCACGTATTGACCGGCACCGACCCGAAACTCTGACTCGTTGCAGTCCCGTTGTAGTTCTGCTCCCATTTCAGGACGCCAGCCCTTATGTAGCAACCGAAGGAACTGTACGTGCCATCACCGCCGGTGCTGCCAGCCAGCGCGGCGTCTCCCGTGTTGTTGGGGATCTTGATCCAGAATCTGAAGGCAAAATCTAGACCCTGGGTAGTTTGCCCGATGGGATACTTGTACGCTTTTGTATCTGCCGACAGCGACAGATAGCCGCTGCTATCGACAGTCACCGCACCGCTGCCGAACTTCTGCCCGGTCGTGATGAATGTCAGCCCGCCTCCTGATGGAGCGTTGTTGCCCACCGTGTCGAGCAGGTTCCCGTCGAGGTGCAGGCCACTGATGCGGTTCACATTGCCGCCGCCTCCTGATGCGCTGGTGGTGATCGTCGCCGCGCCACCGCTGATCGCCAGGCCGCCGCCCTCGGCACTCACGAACATGGCCGCCGTGATCGTCGCTGCAGCACCGCTCAGCTGCATGGCGCCGCCATCGGCCAGCACCACCACGCTCATCGGTTCCACCACGGCCCCGACGCCCACCCCGCCGATCAACTCCACCTCTGTCGGCGCCCACTGCAGCGCCTCGATCACCCCACCAACACCCACTCCTCCCCTCAGCTCTACCGTCTCGTTGTACGGGGGATACCCCACCGCAGGCGCTGCGCTGTTCGCCCACACCGGCGCCACACCACTCGGCAGGATCGTCCCGAACAGCGTCGCCAGGTCCGGCCGGTTCAGATCAAACCCCGCCGGGATCGCCACCGCATTCGCCGGCAGTGGGTTCGCACTGGGGGTCACCGGCACCGTACTGGGCAGGCTGGAGATACCCGGCGCCGTGGGAAACCACACGTTGGCGAAATCACTCGCGTCCACCGCATTCCAGAACAGCAGGTCGGTCGTGCATGTCGCCCCATCCGCGCTGATCGTCCATGCCGCTCCATTCACCCGGAACTCTGCTGTGCAGCCATTCAGCCGCACGTAGACCGGTGCGAACGGTTCTGGCGGCAACAGCTCCGGCAGGATCTGCACACCGCTGCCATTGCGGTTCCCAAGCAACAGGCGATTCTCAATCCTGGCGTAGTTGGTCGCCTTGACATCAGCGTCGCTCCTGATCACCGAAAAGTCACCCGGTAGATAGGCGTTTGGATTCGGCGCACTTGGTGCATAGACGATCCGATCGTCCGGTGCATAGGGCGGGCTCAGCTCAATAAAGGTTTCGGCTGCTGGTGATCCAAGCACCCATGAGATCTCCGCCGTTTCCTCAACCGTTGGCGCATTCGTTCCGGCCTTGCTGTTGGCCTCCGCGGTGCGCTGAGCAGCCCCTGGCCGCTTCTGCGTGCCATACCCGCGGCCGATATGGACCTTGACGACGTTCGTCCCTGGCACCAGGCCCAACGCCAGACCCAGCACCCCCTGCGCCTCGTTCGCCGTTGTTGCCTGCTGCGATGCCTCGCTGATCTGCGCCGCTCCCCATGCGGTCTGCCCCCGTGCCACCAGCTCTGTGATGTATGTCTTCGTTATGTTCTCTTCCTTGTTCCTGGCGTATCTGGTAGTTGATGTTTTCTGTATGCTCTGGCCCATGCCTATGCTCACGTTGCCGTCGGGGAATGTGTACTGGTTGACGGCACCGCCGACAAGTGCCGCCTCTGGGGCATACTCGATCTCGATCTCCTCTGTCAGTTCGCCGTCTGTGTCGTACTCATACGTGGTGCGAGTCTCGAACGTGCCCGCGGCGCCGCCATTAGACCCTGTCTGTGCCGTGTAGGACGACGCCAGCGCAGCAAGTATTGTCGTCCTGGTATTTACCCTGCTGGTAGCAAGTTCCTTGTCGTTGTAATTTGTTCTCGTTTCATCGATTTGGTTGTAGTAGTAGAACGTGGACACCAGCTTCCCGTCCACCTGTCGCGACTCAACCGCGACGCCTATCTGCGTTGACGAGTCGTACTCCCAGTTCCGCGCCTGCATGATCCGGGTACCTTCCTGCACCGGCGTGCTTGAATCAATCGGCGGTGGTACCAGTCGTGACGTTGTGTACCGTGCAATCACGGCCTCCCCTGGCAGGTCGCCCACATTCACCGGGTTGAAGTCGATCAGGTCTCCGCGCTGCAGCAGCGGACCGGATCCACCCTCCTGCTGTTTCGACACGAACACCACCTGTTCCGCCTCATTCAGCCGGACGAACCATCCCTCGCTCACCGCCAGCTTGCCCATCTCCTCGATATACCCTGCCGACAGGTCAAACTCATCGACCACATAGGCGTTCGTGAGCGGGATCCCTCCACTCACCGTCAACCCCAGCGCTGTGCAGCATTGCTGGAACACATAGGCCGCTGAGATCGGCAGCGTCGCCGCTTTCCATGCCACATCCGGAACGCTGCTGTTCTCTGCCCGTGCCGTCGGGTTCTTCAAGGCCGGCTGGCGGTTCTCGAAGTACGTGAACAGACATCCAACCGACACCTCAGTCGTCAGCGTCAACGGGTTCGGAACTGAGCTCAGCACCCTCAACCGCCGCGGAATCCTCGCCAGCCAGTTCTGGCCATCGCTATAGCCGAAGCTCACCGGTGTCCCTGGTGCCGGCCGGTGAATGCCCTGCAGGTTCACCGTACCTTTCGTTTTGATGATGCCACTGCCCTGCAGCTGGTCATCAGCGAACGTGCTCGGGTCCGTCGTCAGCGGTCCCAGCGAGCACCACCCATAGGCCCTGGCGTCAGGCATCAGCGGATCTTCACCATGGTCAGGCTCACATCCCACCGGGTCACGACCGATCCGCCATCAGCGGTCAGCCGTGCTGAAGGCTTCCCGTAGCTGGTTGGGAACCACGCATTCACCGCCGGGCTGACCGCGGTGGTCGTCACCAGCCACGTCTCAAGGTCCGCAAGGCCCTGGGTCGTCACCCATCCCTCGATCTCGCGCACTTCCGTCACCGCCAGCGGGCCGGTGATCACGTGGGTGCCCGATGGCGTCAGCTCAGCCTGCGGCAAGTCCTGGAAGGTCTTCGCCGGTGCTGTGAGCGTGATCACGGCTGATCCCAGGGTGATCGTGCCCAGCGCCAGGTCTGCGGTCTGCTCGGCGTCCTCCTCTGCCTCCCGGAGCTGGATGGCAAGCGCCTGGGCAGCATCGACCACGGTGAAACCCACCGCCACGAATGCCCCCCGCTGCTCGAACGTCGGTGCACCGGTGAACCAGCAGCTCCGCGGCGTGGTCCAGTCAAACCCGGGGGCCTTCCCGCTGACCATCACAACAGCCCCCAGGGTACCGGTCCGCAACGGGTCGCCCTGCGGCAGCCGCGCTGCGTTCCACGCCCGGTAGAGGCCCGCCAGTGCGTTGGCCTGGTCGGTCAGCAGCAACCCCGACGGGCTCAGCTGTTCCGCCGCACGCCCGCGGCGCACATCGCCCTCCTCGAACCCGTAGGGGTGCCCCAGCAGGTTCGGGAAGGTGAAACTGGCCCCGCCGTAGGCGATCGTGATGCTCATCAGCTGAACGCCTGCGACAACCGCATCGCGCCAGCGTTACTGGGCAGCGCCACCGTCACATCCCAGCGCTTTGCCACCAGCTCCGTCATCCTCTGTTCCAGCCTTCCGGTTGCCGCCGCCAGCCGTGCAACCTGCCGCCCCAGGGCGCTGCCGCCACTCCTCGCCGCCTGCCCTGCCGTCATGGTGCCGCTGGCGCTGCGCCGCATGTTGGAGGCTCCCTCAATCAGGCCCTGGCTCGCCAGTTCTGCCGTCAGCCCTGCCGGCAGCACCGTGCCTGATGTCGGTGCGGTCCACATCTGGGCGCGGCCGGCTCGAATCAGGCTCAAACGCCCGTTGTGCAGCAGCGACTCCTGCCCCAGCTCGTTCACCTGATACCGCTGGCCGGCCTCGACTCCACCACCAGCCCACCGGGCCTGTGGTGTGCGGGCGATGGCCTGCAGGGTCGTCAGCAGGTTGCTTGCGTTGGAGTTGGCGGTTGCCAATCCCGCCGCCATCGATTCCGCAGCGCCGGCAGCGGTGATCAGTGGCCTGGGGAGCTCTGAGTAGAGCTGGATCTGTTGCCCCCCTACAGAGATCGTGCCGACCAGCTGCTGCGATGCGCTCGCCGCCGACTGCAGGCTGTTGCTGACGCCAACGCCAGCGCCGGCCGCCTGCTCCAACTGCCGCGTGCTCTCGGTCAGCGCACCCTCGAAGCCCTGGCTGGCGGCCTGGCCCTTGAGTGCATTCGCGGCCGTCTGTTGCTGCAGCCCCAGCGTCTGCCGTTCCAGCCCGAAGATCACGCCCATCGATTCCATCCGCCGCTGTGCATCAGTCACCTGCTGCCGTGACAGGCCGATCGACTGCTGCTGCAGCGCGATCTGACGATCGAGCAGAGCCACCTCCGCCGATGTGACACCGTCTTTCACCAGCAACGCCGCACGCTGCTGCCGGAGTTCCAGCAGCTTCTGCTCGGCCTCCAGCGCACCGCTCCGGGCTGATGTCACCGCGCTACGGGCATCGATCAGCTGGCCGGCCTGCTTGAGGTTCAGAACCTGTCGCTCGGTCTGGAACCGCATGGCCGCTGCTTCCATGGCTGCCGCCAGGCTCCTCACCTCCAGCTGTTGCTGCTGGGCCTTGGCGTCCCTGATTTGCCGCTCCTTTGCCGCGATCTGATCCGCTCCGGCACCACGGTCTTTCATCACCTGCAGTTCCTTCTCCAACTGCTGCAGCTGGTAACCACCGCGGGCCCTGACCAGATCGAACTCAGAACGGGTCAGGGCCTCCTGGGCCTGGGCACGGTTGGCGATGGCATCGAGCAGCTGCTGCTGTGCCTGCAGCCTGGCCTGCATCACGCCGTTGCGCCGGTTCTCAATCGCCAACCCTTCCTTCGCGATGTCGACCTCCTGCTTCGCCAAGTTGAACATCAGCTCATAGGACCGCTGCCGCCGTTCCGCCTCCGTCATCTCAGCCTCTGCGATCTGCTTCTGCAGCCGCTTCACCTTGTCCTGCGCACGCTCCAACCCCATCCGGTCGCTGACATCAACCGTGCCGACCGCTGCTTGAGCTTCCTGCAGTGACTTCTTGAGTGAGTCGATTGTTACTTTCGGCACTTGTGCGCCCTCCTTGCTGGCATCGCGCATCTTTTCGGTCCACTTCCTTGTCCATTCATCAGCAAGATCAGGCAACCTCTCCATCGCCTTGAGGATCTGAGAGTCGGATGCCTTATTTGGATCCTTGATATTACTGATAGCCAAGGCGTCGTAGTACAAGGCCCGCGCCTGCTTTGACGTCAACCCATATTCCTTCTGCAGGTTCCGCAGCTGCGCCACGATCTGACCGCTGCCTGCTGTTCTGAAGCCAAACAGAGAGAAGACACCAGCTCCCCTGCCAAGCGCCATCGCTTCGGCCTCTGTGTCAAGCTGAAACCTGTTGTTGTTCTGGAACTGGCCAAGAAGGGATCCCTTCTTGTACTTTTTCTCCAGGTCGCTCAGCTGCTTTTCCAGGTTGACCAGCTTCATCTTGGCAGCTGTTGTATCCAGTCCAAGTTCTGCCTTCCGGCTGATCTCCTGCTTCAGCCTGGTTACCTGCTGCTTCGTGTCTGCGATTTCTGCCTTGCCGTCATTCGTGAGTGCATTGAAGGCCGCCCATCCTGCCGTTGCTGCTCCGATTGCTGCCACCATTGCAAGCAGGCCAGGAAGCAGCAGCGCGATTGCTCCGCCGGCTCCAGCGGTTGCGGCTGCCTGTACTGCGAGCGCTCCTGTTACCGCTCTGATAGCGCCAACCACTGGTCCTGCCAATGTCGCCGACAGTGCCACCCATGCCGCCCGTGCCGTCTCCGCACCGGTCACGAACATCAGCGTGCGACCTAGCGCCAGGGCGCCCACGTTGGCGAGCACGGCCGCGGAATAGAGCGCCAGCAGCGCTGAGACCGTGGTCTTCACTGGTGTCGGCAGGCCTGCTGCAGCGCCCGCCACCGCATTCAGCACCGCCACAAACGGCCGCAGCGCCGCCGCCAGCACACCACCCATCCCGGTCGCCAGTGATCCAAGGGTGCCGGTCAGCCGCTGGAGCTCCAGTCCCAGACCTTCCATCGCCTTTCGCGCCGTGTCCGTCGCACCTTTGGTATTCGCCATAGTATTGATCATCCTCTTAATCTGCTCTTCTGATTGGCCGAGCAGAGAAAGCCACTTGGCTCCATCATCCTCACCGCCAAACATATCACTTGCAAGTCTGATCCTTGCTGAAGGTGCAAGCTTGTCAAAGGCCGCTTTTAGCTTCAACAATGTTTCACCCATTGGCTTGAGGGTGCCATCGGCTTGGTATATGTCCAGCCTGAGGCTCTTGATTGCTTTCGCTGCAATCGCCGATTGGCCGCTCAGTTCTCGCATCCCACTTCCTGCCGTCGGCGCTGCTCCTGCCAGCTTGGTCAGTCCGTTACGCAAGGTGACGCCCGTCATTTCGGCTGTGATGCCAGCATTCGTCATCAAGCCGATTGCTACCGTAAGGTCCTCAACACTCAGGCCGAGTTGCTTTGCGATTGGCGCCGCGTACTTGAAAGCCATGCCCATCCCGCTTACGGATGTTGCGCTGCTGTTCGCACCTTGAACGAGCGCGTCTACAACCCTGGCCGAATCCTCTGCTTTTAGCCCAAAACTGACGAGAGTGGCGCCGACGATTTCGCCCATCCTCTCAAAGGTCGTGCCGGTGGCCTCCGCACCGCGGACGATCGCCGGCAATGCCTTCTCCACCTGCGAAACGCTCATGCCAGCGCTGACCAAGCTGGTCGCCATGGCCGCCACTTCCTGGGTTGTGCCGGCTGCTTCGATGCCCACCTGGTCGATCACCCTCGCCAGCCGGTCGTAGGCGCCCTGCTCGCCGGACCGAGCTGCGGCCTTCCGGATCTCGCCATCGAGCTGCAGGAAGTCGCCGACCATGTTCTTGAGGCCTGCTGCAGCCGCCCCGATCGCGTTGGTCAGCGTGTTGGTGAGCGATGCTGCAACGCCAGCCACCGCGGCGTCCATGACATCAAGGCCACGGCCGGCATAGCGGGCCAGCTCACCGACGTCCTTGATGCCGGCAGCGGCCAGCTCTGCGCTGGACACGAAACGGCCGTTTGCCTCACGGGCCCGGCCCGCTGCATCCACGTAATACTGGATCCCCTTCGCGCCTTCCCGTACCTGGCTGGATCCCTTGTTCAGCTCAGCCGCAACCTCACCCGAGAACCGCCGGGTTTCCGCCAGCAGTGACTGCAGGCCCTCGAGGACGAAACCCGTCCGGATCAGAACCTCAGCCACCCGCTACCCTCTGCTGCTGGGCAGGTTTCCGCTCAGAGGGTCGCCACCGGGTTTGTCCAGCTGATCACCGTCTGGTCAATGCCGCCATCGCCATAGCCCGCCGGCACCGCGTTTGATGTCGCCTTCGCGCCTGGCAGCAGCCCCAGCACCCGCCGCACCACCACATCGATCGACAGCGCACCGCCGGTCGCCACACTCCACTGCACCGCATACAGCCGGAACGGTGGCCGCAGCAGCTGGCCGTCGTACAGCAACCGCGGGTCATAATCCGACGACTTCCGGATCACCAGCTCCACCCCGCTTACCTCCGTCCCCTGCGGCAACGACTCCCCATCACGCAACACCGCCAGCGCCGGCCGTCCCGTCGCCTCCCCGATCACCCGGTAGGTGCCCAGGGCCGCCACCAGCGCTGCATCCGCCACCAGCAGGTCGTAGAGCTCTTCAGCGGTGGCGGGCAGGGTCACGATGGCTCAGGCGATGCGGCAGGTTTCCCCTCATTGCGTCTCAAGGGGGGCACGAGGCCCCCCGCAAGTCAGCGCCACCACTTGTTCAGACCACGCGCCAGCGCTTTGAACGACTCCTGCCGCGTTGGTATGCGCCAGCCACTTCTGGAGTTGCTGCTCGCAACACGCGCCAGGAATTTCATTGCACGTTTTGCCGTCGCCGCACGCCGCTTCTCCTTGGCTCCACCTCGGCTGGCCTGGTTTGCTTTGGCTCGTCCAACGATTCGGCTGGCCTTTGCCGCATCGACCCCGCGACCATAACTGGGCTTTGCTGATGCCTTGGCCGGCTTCGCACTTGCCTTGGCCTTGCCGCTGACGCCGCGATTCTTCACCATCGCCTTCAGGCTGCGCTTCGCGGCACCGCCGGCACGGGCCTCGTCGGCAAAGTTACCGCCGTAGCGATTCCCACGCCGGGCCTTGGTGCTCAATTCCTTGAAGCGTGCCTTCGCTGCGTTCTCAGGTGCCTTCGAGGTTCGCGCCAGCTGTTTCCCGCGCTGGGCCGCCTTGCTCTGCGCCTTCTCTGCCCGCTGCGCATTCCGTCGCTGCAGTGCACCCGGGTCGCGCCGAACCGTGCCAGCCATCACCCCAGCCCTCGCCGACCGGCCGCTGATGGTCCGCTGTGCTGCCTTTTTCGCCTCAATCAACTTCTTGTTGGCGCGTGTCACCGCACCCTTCTGCCCTTTGGAAGGGTTCGCCGCCAGCTTCTCCCTGCTGCGCCGCAGGCTGCCGCGTGCTGCCATCAGGTCCATCGATCCCTTGGCTTTGCCGGCGCCGCCTTTGCCGCCGCCTTTGCCGCCGCCGCCGCCACCACCGCCACCACCAGAGGCGAAGCGCCCCCGGCTATCCCTGGTGTAAGTCCGCGCTGCCATGTCCGTGTTCCGTGAAGGGTGAACTGGCTAAGCTTTCCGATCAGCCCTTTTTTTTTCGCCCGGGCCGGCTGGCCTTCGCCTTCTCACTCAGCCCGATCGCAATCGCCTGTTTCCTGCTCTTCACCTTCGGGCCCTTGCCGGGGCCTGGCTTGCCAGTGTTCAGCGTGCCGGCCTTGAACTCACGCATCACCGTGCTCATCGCCTGCTCGCCTTTGGTGCGCTTCTTCGCCATGGGTCAAGGTTCACTGCGACAGGTTGCCGGGCCGGCGAGTGTCCCACGTGCGGGAAACCTCCGCCAACTTCACTGCCACACCATGCAGCCTCCCCGCTACTGCCAGCGCTGCGGCGCCTGCTGGGTCCTCTCCGATGGCGTCTGGCAGCATCGCTGGTTGAATCAGAACCGCCCCGGCAATGAGCTCGACCTGGCCGGCCTGGTCTGCAACACCGTCAACGATCCGGCCTGCATCAATCCCGCCAAGGGGCAGACCGGTGGCCAGACCTTCGCCTCCCGCCTGGCGATGACCATGGCCGACGCCAGCCAATGAAAAAGGGGGCCGCAGCCCCCCCATGACGACCGATCACCGTGATCAGTTGTCAAGCTGCACCTCATACGGGCCGTAACCGTTCGCCGTCACGCTCCAGCTCACCACACTGCCCGCCTCGTTGTTCGGCTCCTGGAAGTTCGTCAGTCGCACGTACCCGTAGGTGGCTTCCTCGGTGCCCGTCGGACCCACGCGGACAATCTTGGCCATCAGCTTGCTTGAGACGTTGTGCTTCTCGATCATCCGCACCGCCTTGTAGCCAAGGTCGGTGAAGTCGGTCACACCAGCAACCTCAAGGCTGAAGCTCTTGCTCGTCGCCAGGGTTTGGTCGTAACCCTGCGTCTCGTCGTCATAGGTCTGAACGTTCTCCGTATTGGTGTCGGTGCTCAGTGCACAGTTCGTCAGACCCTTCAGCATCACCGCCTTGTCGCTGCCATCAAGCGCCAATACAGCACCACCGGTCACGGTGCCCGTATCGGCGCCGCTGGTGATATTGGTGCCAGTCAGGTCATAGGTGAACGTGGTCGCCGTAGGTGCAGCCTTCACCACGAAGGTGCCATTCACTGCCGTATTGGTCGTCGCACTCACCATCGCCAGGTTCCCGGCAACCAGGCCATGGGCGGCACTGGTTGTGATCGTGACCACATTGGAGGCCAGTGCAACGGTCGTGATCGTGAACGACGTGGCACCGCCGTAGGCCATCTTCAGCGTTTCACCGCTTCCGGTCACCAGCAGAGCCCGTGAGCCGCTGATTGCCTGCGACTGATCAATGAAGGTGCTGTAGCTGGTGAGTTCCGCAAGATCCAACGAACCGCTCTTCAGCGGCACCAGATAGGTCTTGTAGCCGAATGCCTGGGAGTAGTTGGCCATGATCCGCCATTGAGACGGCTCACGTTTCCCCTACCCCTATTCCGCCGTGGCGGCTTACAACGGCAACTTCATGGCATGCGCCCTCTCTACCTCCCCCCTGGCGTCAGCCACTGCCCGCACAATCCCGCCAGGCCATGGCAGGCGCGGATCCAGTTTCGCGGTCGTCGCGTCTCCCTCGGTTACTTCCGCTCGATCGCAGAGGCCGAGGGTCGCGTCAACTCCATGCGGCGACTGATCAGGGAATGGGAAGAACAGCTCCCTCCTCCGCCACCGTTGCTCCCCTATCTGCGATCCCGGCCGGGACCGTGAGCACCACCTCATCGCCGTCCTCCGAGTAAAAGACACGGCGCTTGCCGGCGCTGGTCTCCTCAGCGATCAGGAACCCTCCCCAGTGCTCGGCATCCACCCGCCACGGGGCGAGCAGCATGGCGTCCTCTGCCGCGAGGATCAGCCGCTGGGGGATCTCCTGGCCCTTGCCGGCACGCTCCAGGGCCTCGTACCACGGGCCGAACCCGAACGATGGGAACAGCTTCCGGCGGATCAGCTCCATCATCGCGGCGCCTGCTGCTGCAGGTGGCTGCTCGCCCTCCTGCACCTCACCGAACAGGCAGAAGTCCTTGAGTCCATAGGGCTCCGGCCGCTTCTTGTCGTCACGGTTCAGGTTGGCGTGCAGCGCTGTCAGCTGGGCGATGGGGAGCTCTCCCCACCGAAGCCGCTCTCGCTCGTTGGCAGCGCCTTCCTCGATCGCGTCGAGGATGTACGGGACCGGCTGGCGGAAGAACCTTTCGCGGCTGAAGTCTGGGTTGCCGGGGCAGTATCGCTGACAGCGCCAGAAAGCGTCGTGCCAGTCGATCCCCCAGGGCTTCCAGGTTCCGTCAGCAACTTTCCCAGCTCCGCCTCCAGTTCCCGCACCTGCTCATCGGTGGTCTTCACCTCCGTGGTGCCGAGGGCCTCGGCCTGGTAGAAGCTGTAGATCTGCTCTCGCAGCTTCTCCGGCAGCCGTGCGGCATCAGCGGCGGTAAAGTCCTCCTGCCCCTCCAGGCGGTGGGAGATCAGTGCCGCCACCGCGGTATTGCGGAGCTGAACGCCAACGGTCGTCTGGAACCGCAGCAGGGCTGTCACGTCATCGACCCACCGCAGCAGCCAGTCCTCTTCCTCGCTGGTGAGCTGAAGCTTGACGCCAGCGAGGAACGACAGCATCCGGATCACGCTGGGGTGCACCGTCACCGCCGGCCGGTCGATGGCTGCAGCGATCTGGTTCGCAAGGACCATCGTGCGCCGGGATACCTCCGGCTGATGGTCAGACTGCGACACCATGTCGGCCTCGCCGCCCAGCAGATAGCCCCACTGCGGCAGCTCCAGCTGATCGCCATCAGGCGGTCCGAGCACGATGGTGCGCTGCTGCACCCTTCTGACGTAGGGCAGTGGCTTTGGCATGGGTGGTGTGGGCGAGGCCGGCGGAGGTTTCCGCCTCACCCGCGGCGACGCTTCAGCTCGATGCGCAGGAACGTCTGAAACCGTTCGCGTAGGTCGTAGCGCAGGTCCACGGTCGGACCCTGGCCGTCACCCAGCACCGCACGCTCCCAGTCGCGTGGCGGCAGGAACACGCGGCGGTTCTTGGCGCCCCACGGGCGGATCATGGCGCCATGCTGGACGTAGCTGGCATAGGGCTCTGTCCAGCGCCATTCGGCGCTCAGTCCCTGGGGGTTGAAGACCTTGCTCTGAGACAACCGCCCAAAGTCCACGATGGTGCGCGGGCTACCACCGCTCACCCCCTCTCCGGCCACATAGCTGCGCAGCTTCTCGGTCAGCGTGGCGCCGTTGAGCTTCCGGGTCGGCAGGTCACGGGGCCAAGGCCAGACGGCAGACGAGAACGCCGCGGTGAAGCGGCCATCGAGCTGTGACCAGCAGGTCCGGGCAGCGGCATAGGCCGCATCATCGATCGCGCTCGACAGGCTGTTCAGGTTGATCGAGACGTTCTCAGCCATCACACCCTCGGGCGGAACACCGCATCGATTCGCTCGCCGGTCCTGGGCAGCAACCTGGCACCGATGCCACCCACCCCATAGGTGCCCTCCAGGCTGCTCAGCTCCAGCTCACCCCTGATGCCACTGCCCTCCACCGGCAGGTTGGCGAGGTTGCCGATGAAGGCCTGACAGCTCATCCCGCGGCGCAGCCCCGTCGGCCTGGTGCCGGTCTCGTTCCATGTCCAGCTGCTGCCCAGTTCCAGCCAGCTGGTACCCGTCGGCAGCAGCGCCCACCGGGTCAGGTAACCCGACCAGGATTCACCGCCGATCGCCGCTGACGGCGTTGGGGTCTCCCCGCCGCCACTGCCGCCCTTCAGGAACGCCTCAATCACGATCGCCGCGGTGCTGGTCGGCCTGGCGCCCTGCCGGAAGTTGGCCGGGATCGCACCAGGCTGCTGCCAGAGCATCCGAACGTTGGCCAGTGACTTGAACCGCGTCGCCATCAGCTGCGCACCAACCCGCCGCCGCCCATCAGCCGGGGCTGCACACCCACCGCACGAAGCACACGGCCTTTGAGATCACCGATCCGGGCGAACCTGGCGCCGGTGGCGGTGCCCAGCTGGTCGGTGCCGGATTCGATGCGGACCTTGGCGAAGGTCTCAGTGTCGTACTCGAGCACGTCCGCCCGCTTCTCCAGATCGCTCAGCGCCAGCCCTTCCAGGCCCGGGCGGAGCCCCTCGTAGACCCTGGCGTTGCCGAGGTGGGCCGTGCCGGCATCCACCTGATCGGCGTAGTCCGTTTCAAGGGTGTCGATCTCATCAATCCAGCCCTGGCAGCGGGTAACGGTGCCGGGCTGCAGATCAGCGACGGTGTTGAGCCTGGTGATCAGGTCATGCAGCGCGCTGAACTCCACCGGCATGCCGGCGTAGTCGCGGATGGAGTCAAGGTCGGTGTCGCGCCATGCGCTGTTGAGCGTCGGCAGCGGCTGGACGGTGTATGGCATGGGTGCTCAGCGCTGCGGCAGGTTTCCGCCGCGGGTGTCCCACGTGCGGGAAACTCGGCGTGCCCCTGTCCGCAAGGGGACGCCTGGGCCATCTGGGTCAGCGGCGGCGGGTAGCAATTTACGCCTATTGCCAGCCCCCGACCTTGCCGGTCCATGGATTTGCTCTCGACCTAAAGTGTCGCCTAACTCTTTGGCGGGTTGTATAGGTAGGACGCAGAGAAAAGGCCTTCACTCTTGCCTTGCCCCAGTCTTTACCAGCCTCCCTAAAGAATTTGCTCGCTTCTGCATCCAGGGCTTCCCGAAATTGAATGGCGGCTCGTGTAGTTTGTACGGTTTGTTGTCTCCTCTTACTGCCTTTTGGGAATGGAGAGCTATTGGTGGCTATTGCACGCATGGCCTTGGAATCGCCCCACTCCGACAAAGCCTCGCTCAGTCTGCTCGGTGTGAATTTGTACTTGGCGGGAGCTACTAAAGTTTGGTGACTACCTTTCCTCGCCGCCACCTTTCTTGACACTTGGGGATCACGCTTCACCTTCCCCTTCGTCGCGCCCGCCATGGCCCCACCCTTGACCCTGGCGACCTGAGTGCCCCGCTGTTTCCCGCTCGCCGTCCGCAACCTGCCGCCCCTGGCAGTCGCACCCGTGCCGCCCACGCTGGTGATCTTCCCTGCGTTGTCTCTGGTCAGACGGTTGGCGCCCTTCGCCACTGCTCGGGTTTTCGGCCTGCCACCGCCGCCACCTCCACCACCTCCAGAGGCAAACCGCCCACGGGCATCCCTGTTGTAAGTCCGAGCCTTGGCCACGGGCGTTCACTGCTGTTTCTTCAGCCTTCCGCCCTGCCCTCAACGCCCCGCAACCCGCGCCAGCCACCCCCGCCCATTCGCATCCAGCGTCTGATACAGCGCCCGCGCCACCCTTTCGCCCTCACGGTCCGGCAGCAGCATCGCCGCATCCCTCAACCCCTGCCGCAGTGCATCCTCCTGCCGGTCCTCCGCCGCCAGATGAAGCGCCAGCAGCAGCCGTAACGATGGATCCATGCCGCAGAGGATACCCGTTCTTGAACAGCATCAACGCTTCCCGCCCAGCAGCACGCTCGGCAACAGGCTGTCGCTCAGATCAGGCGCTCGCCTCTTCTCACTCGCCGTTGGTGTCCGCAGGCTCTTCCGCAAGATCGCGTCCGCCTTGTCCTGCTCCAGGCCCTGGGCCTTGGCGAAGTCCCTCCAGGCCTCTTCCCGTTGCTTCTCCCATGACGCTTCATCGAGCAGCTCCCGCCGGTCCTCCGCACTCACCCCCTCGACATCCCTGGCGTCGATGCCCTGCAGGCTGCAGCGGCACCGCGGATGGGCAGGGATCACGATCCTCCCCGCCGGGTAGATCTGCCCGTGCCTTGCCACGCAGAACCGGCACACCCGCTCATCACGGCTGGCGATCCACCGCACGTAGTCGAACCCGTTGCGCCGCAGGTTGTCGAGCTGGCCGCCCACGTAGGCGTTGGCCATCTCCGACCGGGCGATCAGCGCCGCCCTCTGCTGTAGCCCCATCTGCTGCGTGAGGCCCTTCGGGTCTCTGGCGCCCTCCAGCGCCTTCCGCACCTGCAGTTCCATCCGGGAGGCCCCGAAGCCCCTGGAGGCCGCGTCCGCGGTGATCTGCGCGATCTGACTGCGGAATTGGATCGATTCCCTTTCGATGTAGGCCGATGCCGTCCTCACCGCGGCATTGATCGCCGGCACGTTGGCGCCACCACTCACCCTGCTGTTCGGGTTGGACAGCCGCTGCAGGTCACCGGCCAGCTCACGCCCCAGCTGCTGGGCTTGTTCCAGGTCGCCGCGATACTGCTCCTCCCACCGGTCCAGCTCCCGCACCGACAGGAATTGCTCAGCGGCACGCAGGATCGACTCAAACCGGCTGGAGCTCTCACGGATCACCGCCGCCCCGCTGCGTTGGATCGGGCGGCCCAGGGGGTCGTTGCCGGTGGGCTCTGCAGCGCCCAGATACCGGCCGTAGGCGCGGCGGAGGTCTCGCAGAATCCCCTGCAGGCTGCGACGCAGTGCGGAAGTGGTGTTCAGCTCAGCGCGATCGGACAGGGCGTCCAGCGCCTTGGCGTAGTCGTCAACGATGGACTGGGCGTCCGCCAAGGGTGGTGGTCAGCTGGCGGAGGTTTCCAGCAGACAACAGAAAGCCCCGGCTGGCGGGCCGGGGCGGGTAGGTGTCAGGCTGCGACCCAGTGGCCCCAGTTGCGCAGGAGCAGGTCAGCGTCAGCGCGATACGAAAGGGCAACCTCACGCATGATCTGACGGGTCAGCACCACGCCAGCGCGGCGCATATCAGCCAGCTGGTTCATCGTGCGGCCGTAAGCAAGATCGCGTTCGGCTCGCACCTCTTTTGTGATCTGCTGAGAGGTTTTGTTGCTGTTCCGCGCGGCGCAGGCCCGGCCATAGAACAGAATGCCGCCGTCGCTGAGCTGCATAGCCACCGTTGCCTTGAGGTCGGTGCGACCGCAGCACTCGCAAGTGGTGATCTCGTCGGTGATGTAGAGGGCTTTCATGGTTCGTTTGGCGGTGGGGGCTCCTTGCCCCCTGTTCCCACACAGTAGCGCCCCGCGTGACGGCAGCAAGGCCGGCAGGCGATCTGTTCACAACCTGTCACACTGGCAGGCAGACACAAAAAAGCCCGGCGGTGAACCGGGCTTTATTTCAGGCGGCGGCCGAGGCTTCAGCAATCACCCGATCGATCCATGCGTGATCGGCCTTGTAATCCGCCAGCGCTGCGTCATCAACGACCAGTTCCTCCCAGTCGTTGCCCTCCAGATCGGAGGCGAGGTCTTCGAGATGGGCCTCGATGTCCCCGTAGACACAGGCGACGCGATCCCAGTTCGGGAGCGACTGCAGAAGCCTGATTGCCATCAGGGCCTGTGCGGTGTGATTCATTTTTCAATGTGCGGTGGGTGCTACCGGCCTCCCGGTGACTCACTCACAGTAGCGCCCCGCGTGACGCTGGCAGCAGCTCCTGCCGGCCTGTTCACAATCTGTCACGCTTTCGCTTCCGGGCCTTGGCCACCCTGGCGGCCTTGGCAGCCCTGCCCTCTGGCGTCAGCCGCTCCCAACAGCGGCGGCAGATGGTGCCGTACTGGCCCGAGGCCCCAGCACCGCAGGCGGTGCAGACGGGGGTCTGGTGTGGCGGCAGCCGGCGGGCCTTGCGGTCGCGGTAGCGGCGGCTGCGGGCGGCGCTGGTGTCAGCCATCGATCCGCTCTTGATCGGCCAGCAGCTGCAGCAGGAGGCCTGCCTGGCGCCGGGTTGAGGCGGTGATGTCGTGGTGGGCCTCGGCGGCGGCGGCGGCCCTGGTAGCGGCGGCGGCAGCTGCGGCGTCGGCGGTCCAGGCGGGCCAGAAAGCGGCAGCTGCGGCGTCGGCGGTCCAGTCGGTAACCAAGAACCGCCACGGCACTCGCGACAGATCACGGCCAGCAGCAGCAGCGGCGACTGCTGCGTCAAAAGCGGCGGCCTCGTCAGCCGGCAGGCGGGCGCTGATGCTGCGGGCGATGGCTTGGACCATCGAGGGGATGGGGGTGGTCATGATTCCTGCAGCAGCGCGATCACCTGGTCTGCCGTCTCAGCGACCAGGACCATGCGATCGTTTGCAAGCTCAATTCTTGTACGGCGTGATTCGTTGAATGACATACCAGCAATCCGGAGCCCCTTCATCTCAGAAAGTCCAACAACCGCCTGGATGTCATCTCGACAGATGAGGACGGGTTCGCCTGACCCGTAGGCGGTCAGGCGCAGGAATGCGCGGTTCATGGTTGGCGGTGCAGTGGTGTGGTTGCCGGGCAGGCCCGGCGGGCCGTGGGGGTCATGCGGGCGGACACAGGGCGGCCCGGACTGCGGCGCGAGCGGCGCCGATCTCGTCGTGCCCATTGTCGTTTTCCTGCTCCTGGCTCCAGCAGCGGTAATCCAGGCCGGCGATAGCCAGCCGAATCTGGGTCCAGGCCGTTCGGCCGGGCTGATCCCGTTTTGCGGGGATGACGACGGCGTAGAAGCCGTCGGGTCCGATCAGCGCCCAGGGATTTTCAGGGTCGGCCCAGGGATTTTCAGGGTTGGATGGCTTCCAGGGCAGTACGCCCTCAAGGGGCGCGATCACCTGGTCAAACCGAATGTCGATGTCTTCCGCTGGCTCCGAATCGCGCCAGTCGAGTGCAAATAGATTGGTGCCGCTGGTGGTTTCGTACCACCACTGGCAGGTGCCGTTCTGCTCGGTAGTGAAGAACAGTTCGCTATGGCAACGGTCCCAGCCAACACTGAACTGGCGTCGGGCCTCGCTGCTGGCGATGGCGACCCAGAGGCTAGCCCGGTCGTCGTGCTGAGCGCGGGCAGAGTAGTCGCACAGCTCATCCCAGAAGCGCGAAAACGCCTCTCTGCTGAGCAAATATGGCTGGCCGGGCTCATGACCGGCGGTGACTGAAGCGATGCGCTCCAGGGCGGCATCGGCCATGGATTGGGCGGCGGTAGTGTTCATGGCTGTTGCTGCGGTGGGTTGGTGTGGGTGTGCCGGGATGGGCTCCCGGCGGGCCGTTGGCTCATGCGACCAGGTCGTAGTTGCCAAGATCGTCGACGTGGACGACGCGCCATTCGTTGCCGGAATCTCTGCCGATCCCGACTTCGCGGAGATCTTGGATACCGGCATGGGCCTCATCCTCGGTCTGATAGAGGAGGGCGTCAGCCGTAACACCGTCGCCCAGGATGTCGGTCCAACCGCGACTGGTTTTGAGGAGCAGGGTGAACATGACTGGTTTGCTGGTGGTGGGGGCTCCTTGCCCCCGATGCCCACACAGTAGCGCCCCGCGTGACGCGGTGGGGCGTGGTCGTTCACAAATGGTTACAGCAGGCTCGCCAGCCTTGCCTGCAGCCCCTGGATCAGGTCACAGGTAATCCGGCGGGCTTCCTCCGCGGGCAGCTCTGCGTCGATCGCATCCAGCAGATCATTCCGCTGCGCCATGGCTTCCTCCGGTACCTTGCCAGTTTGTCGATCGTGCTGGATCGCCCGTGCCGCCTGGTTCACAGGTTCTCGGATCGACGCTGTTGAGATGCTTTCGGCCGGGGTGCCACCAAACCCAGCTGCGAGCTTCCATTCCCATTCCGTTGGGTCGTCGCCGTTCAGCTTTCGCTGGAACAGCCCAGCAATATGGTCGCTGATTTCTCCTGATCTGCGCGACAGCACAGAAACCAGGAACCTGTACTCGACTCGCTTCCAGTTCAGTTGCACATCAGGAAGCTCGATCAGGAGGTCCCTGCTCAGCACTGTCAGGGCTGCTGACGGCTTTTGCTTGCGCTCCGTGTCTTCAGCAAGCACCGGCGCGTCATCACGCTCTGCCTGCACCGCGGCGTCATCGTTCATGTTCGGTTACGTGGTGTGGGGCGGCAGGGCTCCCTGCCACGGCAGATGCTACCGCGCCTGGCGCCCAACGGCCATCACCGCTCCTACTCCTCAGCGCCCCCCAGCGCCTCCGCCGCGTCCTGGCTGCCCTCGGTGCCCTCCTGCGCCGCCGCCAGCTGATCCACTGAACTCGGCAGGCTGACATCACCCCCCAGGTCGTTGACGCCCGGCACCTCACCCTGCGCCGCCCGCGCTTCTGCTTCCATCTGCCTCAGCTCGTCCTCGGCCGATGTCCCGGCGGTGTTCCTGCCGCCCTTGATGGCCATCGTCACCGCCGACCGCTGGCTGTAGAGCAGCCCGATCGACTCCCTCAACTCCCGCTCGTCAGCCGCCTCCATGGGCTTGTCGAACACCCCCTGCGCCATCGTGATCCCGGCTTCATCGCTCAGCGGCTCACCGGTGAAGGCAGCCCAGAGCATGAAGATCTTGTTGACGTAGTTGTTCTTCGCTCTGGCCATATCAGTCACATTCGCCTGCGTGCGGGCCGCCTCCAGGCCGGCCTGCATCGCGGTCT